GCCACTAGTGCCAGCAACACTATCAGCCCCATAATAAATGGTAGCGGGCCTTGCCTCGGGATCGGGATATGAACCCGGGGTAAACGTCAATCCACCAGGGATGGTACCACCAAGGGTTCCACCACTCGACGGAGATACACCACCCTGAGTGGTCCGCACATAATACCAGTTATTGGTCGCCTTGGTAGTGTTGTAGTCCACGTAAATCGCCTCCCGACTAGAAAGCTCGGGAGAAAATGCCAACGTTGGATTAATGGCCCCACCAAACCAAGCGTTGCCAATGGAGCTATCCTCCGATTGGGCCACTTGGGCCAGACTAGAGGGTCCGGCATCAAGATAGTCGTAATTGAACATGAAGAAGGTACTGCCAGCGGTGGCTGTTGAACAAGTAGGCACATAAATGTACCTCAAGAACCGCCAGTTGAATTTAACATACTGTTTAGCAATACCAGACAACCACGGGTAATTCGATGCCAACCCGGGGTTACAAACGTCACCACCAGAACTAAACACGCCGGCAGATCCATTAGCCGTGTGGACTAACTCAAAGTTCTGCACGATGAGTTTACGTCCAGCTCCAGCCTGCAGAGGCAAAATCTGCTTGGAACCAACCGTCGCGCCAAATGCTGCCGGTGCCGCCATCGACTGACGAGCCAAGTCGAAGGTCTGGGGAGCGCGCACCGACCTAGGTGCACGCGTCCGCGTCTTTTTGTTGTTTTTCGTTTTACGTTTGTTTCGACGAACCATGTTTTGTATTGGATCCGGCAAACATGAAACCGGACTGTTCATCACACTTCCCCTTTAAAGGGTGGAGCCGTGCAGTCTCTCGGCATTTTGGTTAGCACGTAAATATTTACGGGTAGATCACCCAACGTTTTGGTCCTTTTAAGAAGTGAAACCCAATTATAAAATACAAACCCACTGGCCTCACACCCATCGAGGGAGATGGATGGAAGCATCAAGTTCACGTCTCACGTAGCACCACTCCTGTTTGCGGTAGAAGTTTTCCAACTCTACCTGCATATCAGGGGTGGTGCCAAACGCGAGATAGAAGGAGTGTCTCGTCTCTGGAGAGATGGCACGGTAGTCTCGGGTCATACCCTTAGACAGCCAGGCCATACCACCAGTCAGATCGGCATCTGGAATATTATGCCGGCGCTTAGATGATCGACGGGATTGGCGGTGAAGGGGAATTGACCTTGCGATTCGAATGTATGAAGCATAAAACTCCTGGTACACTGGAATGCCACCAGTCAAACTCAACCCGCCCTGACCAACAGCGTCCATCCAAGCACGACACACCTTGGGGGCATCGAGCTCTTTGAGACTAAGACAATCTTTTGACAACGCCTTCGGGAAATTACGAACCATGATGTACTTCCCAGCCACAAAGACCGGGTGGGTTTGGCAAAATTCAATGCCCTCCAAACAGTACACTGGTTGCTCAACAACCATGTTAAATCCCATCTCAAGAAACCACTCGCTCAACCCCCCCTGAAACTTGACAAGATCTTTCCTCTCCATTATCACGGTGCAGTCATCCCCATTGTTGGCTAGGCTGCCCCGAATGCCGCGGGACTGAAGGTAGGCATGAACAAGGCCACACATAATAACACAGTTCCCCATTGCCGTATTCATGTCTCCACTCATACGACAACCCTCTGTGGTATACTCCAGTTTACCATCACGACAGTAACCCACAACCCGGTTGTGCAATTGCCAACTAAGCAGTTTGCGGAGCTTCTTGCAATGGTACATTCCGTTATAAACGGAATGCTCCCACTGCAGGGCTTCAACGCTAACGTGCTGATCAAATCGGCTTGCGTCCAACCCAATGGCTACAGGGTCACGATAACGATTCCACTTGTCTCGGAAGATCTTACCAGTCTGTTCTGCGTTATAACCCTTAAGAACAGTTGGTTCACCGAAGATCTGAGCGATTGCACGGTAAACCTCATGTTCCTTTGGGCGAAGGTAGCGCCCTACCTCTACATTGTACCTTGGATCCCGAGGGGATATAACCCGAGGATCTGGATCAGGTTTGTCATCGGAGTTGATAAACTCCGCTTTGACAAACGCTTTTATCAGAGCGTCCTTCAAACGAATGCCGGTGCGTAGCAAAGAGTTTGCGGCGTTTTGGTAAATGGTCCTCCTGCGACCCTTGTAATACTCCACAAATTCTTGCAGAGACACAGGGGTGGTCTTAGAGATCTTCTTCACCAAAGCGTTACGAAAATATCCTAACCGCTCCGAATAGATCCCCACGCGTGGTTTCGGGGTCGGTAGTCCTTTGACAAGCAGGACCCGAGTTAAAACTCCACGTGCAAGGTTATTAAGGGATGAGTTATGTACAAGATAGTGGTTCGGAAGGGATAACCCCACTATCTGAAAATACCTCCTCACATGCGCCAGAGCCCCCAAGCGTGGTTTGACCGTCAATGCGGGATGAGTCAAAGTGCAAGGCTTTGCCTCAACCCCAGTCAACACGCCCAGGCACCCCTATTCCTTGCGGAAACCCAACATACGCCCCAACGGGCCGTAGAAGGATTCCCACACCTCACCCATCATATTCTCCCGCTCATGAACCTCACGGGCAGCATTAAGCTGGTGAGCTTCAATCTCTTGACGCGAGGGAACAAAAAAGATGTGGACACAATAGGGCAAATGCAACCCAATATGTGTAGGACGGACACCATGGTCCCGCATGTAATCCCTCATGAACTTCTGCACCATAAGCTGATTAGCTTTGGTTCGTTGCAGTAGTCCAAACTCACCTTTGGCAATCCTAACCACCTTGGCTCGAAAACGGGTGGGATTGACTTGCCCTTGTGAGAATGAGCTATCCTCTTCATCAGAGGAAAAGTCATCGCCATCAACACTGGCCAAAATGTTGACGACGTGCTTCTCCAACGCTTCCGAAATGGCATTTTGACGTTTCCGTGGTCTCCATATGTAGATCAGGAGAACAAGGATAGTCGCACAGAGCGCGAGAGCAAGCATGGCTGTAACCGGCTTAATGGAGGGTATTTTCTA